TCGGGGTAAATGTTTAGTCAAAACTGTTTTATCGGGGTAGTATTTTAGTAAAAGTAATTTATCGGGGTTAATAACAGACTGGAAGGAATCTTATTATGAAACAATATACTAATTTTTTTAGAAACTTTACTGTTACCAAAATTGTTACAGAGAATACCAAATACGATAGCAAAAAGGGAAAACATATTAAATTAGCTAAGCCAAAGGTAACAAAGGAACAAATTTTTGCACCTAAAAACTTAGGGGATTTTGCAGATTTAGTACGAGCTTGTGATATAGTATCCGATGGTGAAGGTACTTGGTATACAGGTGATGCAGACCATACAAGGGTATTAAAGGTAGAGTTTGAATTAGAAATAGATATGTTTTGAGGTAAACATGAAAGAATCAATAATTAAAGGATTAATCATCTTAGTACCGTCATATACTATGGCGGTATTAACTGAAAAGATGGTTTATGTATTACCAATAGTAGTAGTGAGCGGTATTGTTGCTATGGCAGTTATACCAGATAAAAAGAAACGATTAGATGATGAAGGAGATACACATGAGTAATTTTAAAATTGAAGATAAAGAGTATGCGATTAAACATTTTAGTCAATTAATTGGTCATACAATAAAAGAGTTTCATTTTAATGATACGGAACACGGATTAAATCCATTTCCTATTTTTGTTACTCAAGATAAAAAAGGAAATACTTATCAAGTTGATGTAAGCATGGACCAAGAAGGTAATGGTGGTGGGTTTTTATTTATCCAACGTGACTAATTGAAGGTGGTAACTAATGACTAAGTATAATGTCTTATCAGTTTTTTCTGGCTGTTCAATGGACAGAGTTGCACTTGATAGAGCAGGTATAAATGTTAGGTGGTACATGGCAAGTGAGATAGACAAGTATGCTATCCAAGTAGCCAAGAGAAACTACCCAGACATACATCACATTGGGGATGTAACTAAATGTGAACGTCTTTTGACAGTACGTGGCTATCCAGAGGTAGACATAATGATAGGTGGTTCACCTTGTCAGGGATTTAGTTTTGCTGGTAAGCAATTAAACTTTCATGACCCAAGAAGTAAATTGTTTTTTGAGTTTGTAAAACTAAAGAATTTATTGAAACCTAAATACTTTCTGCTTGAAAATGTACGGATGAAAAAAGAACATCAAGATGTTATATCTCAGCATCTTGGAGTAGAACCTATAGCCATAAACAGTAACCTAGTTTCTGCTCAAAATAGATACAGGTTGTATTGGACAAACATCCCCAATGTTACACAGCCAGATGACAAAGGTATTCTGCTACAGGATATATTGGAAGATCGTATAGTGGATAGAGATAAGTCGCATTGTCTTGATGCTAATTATTTCAAAGGCGGTAATCTTAAATCATACTTTGAAAAACATCGCAGACAATTAGTATTTAGTAAGGATGGATTGTGTCATGTGGGAGATGCAGACCTCAAAGGACACGACAGTATCAAGCGAGTGTATCATCCAAAAGGTAAAGCACCTGCACTAACTACCATGCAAGGTGGGCATAGAGAACCAAAGATTGCTTGTTCAGATAAAATCCATTGGAGAAAACTTACACCATTGGAATGTGAAAGACTACAAACATTACCTGATGGGTACACAGACCAAGGTGTAAGCAACACACAAAGATACAAGATGCTTGGTAATGGTTTTACTGTAGATGTTATAGCTCATATATTGAAAGGGATTTTACATGATAATAATATTATTGAGGACTACCATAATTGGGGGATGCATGGATAAGATACTAATATTAATTGGGGTAGTTTGTTTATGGGCTACCCCAAGCCTTGCTAAAGAAGATAAAGAATTAGCTTGTATGGTTGAAGCTATTTATTTTGAAGCAAGAAGTGAATCATTGCATGGAAAAATTGCCGTAGGCACTGTAATCCTTAACAGAGTAAAATCTGATTATTTTCCGCATTTAATTTGTGAAGTTGTCCACCAAGCAAAATATTTTGAAAATAGAATTGTTCAAAATCAATGCCAGTTTTCTTATTATTGTGATGGCAAAAAAGAAATTTATTCTGATGTAAAAGCTCTTTTAGAATCTATTAATGTGGCTCAATCTATTTTGTCAGGGGTCGAAATTGCTAATTTTGAATGTGTGACTCACTACCATGCGGATTATGTTATGCCTTATTGGGCTTTTTATGAAAACATTTATTTTCATTCACAAATAGGTAGGCATTTATTTTATGAAACAGAAACCTGTTAAATCTGACCTTTATCAACTAATTCAATAAGTTTATCTAATGCTAACTTTAAATTCTCAATTAGATGTTTCTCGGTATAACTTAATCTCCAAGCGGTCTGTGCAACGCCATGACAGTACCCACAAACATACCAAAGAATCGTACTATACTTTGTGCCTAGAAGTTTGTTCATTGCCGTTATACGTTGCCTTGAAGCCACTTGTAAGTCGGTCATTTCTGCAACGGATTGTACTGATCCTAACGGGCTTTCCAAATTTGGCTGAGATAAATTGCCAGAATAATTGCACCTTTCCCAAGTTAATAAATAATCATTCGCCTGTTCTACTTGTTCGGCAGATAATATTTTTTTATGTCTTAAAATTTCGCAAGGGGTTTGAAATGCAATAGAGTGAACAATACGAGTGCCAGTTTTTTCATCAGAAGTTTCTATCAAGGTTGCATCAACTTGGTTGTTGTTGAGTTTGGTTTTGCCTAAAAACTTTGGTTCGTCTTTTGTCATAAAACTAATTTGTCGCGGTTCACTTAAACTAATTTATCGGGGGGAATCTTCTAGGTAATGGTTCTGCAAACCTATTTTGTCGCGGTAAAGAAGCATTTTGTCGGGGTTCTCTTTTTTTACAAACATATTGTGGTTTCCAATTACTTAATTCATTATTTCTGTATGCTATTAAAATATTGCCTTTTCTGTATTGCTGCCAAGCCCAAGTACGAGCTTCCAGGGCTGATTTCTTTAAACGATCATTAGAGCTTTCACAATCCTCTACGATATAACCATCCCAATATGAAACCCATTCTGTTGTTTCTTCTATAAGTTGTTTACATTCTGGATACATCTACTTGCTCTCCGTTATCGTTAGCATTGCGTTGAATTTGTAAATTGTATAAATAAAATATAGGCTTTACATCATTAAAAAAATCAATGTCTGTGAGTAATAATTTTTTCATGTTTTTAACACCATGTAAAATTGTTGTGTGGTCTCTATTTAAATATTTAGCAACTTCAGTAGATTTTTTTTTAAGTACAACTACTGCTATAAACATCAAAAGTTGTCTAGGGTAGGCCAAACTTCTAACTCTTGATTTTCCTTTAAGTTGTTTTTTACCAATTCTAAAATGAACACAAATATTATTTAATAATGTGTCTAATTCACTATCTCTTTGCAAGAAATGTTTTTCGTAAAGATAATTCATTATGTGTTTTTTATCGACATTCAAAAGAATCATACAAGCCTCTCTAACTGTTTTCTTAAAAATGGGCTTTTGATTTTAGATTGAGCTAATCTTTTTCTGCGATATTCTCTATCCTCTTTTGTCGGGGGTGGTAATGCTTTTACTTCTGTTTGTTCGATCTGCACAACAGGTATCCTACCTTGCATTATTTCACTTGCTTGTTTTAAAAATTCTACCTGGACAGGAAAAAACTTTTGTTTCTTACGCAGTTTTCTGCAAGTCTCTTCAATAACATCTATCGGTAAGTGTTCAATATCTTCAATATACATCTTCCAAAATGCGGAAGCCTCCCCTTCATCCATATTTCGTAATGGTAAAGCAACGGCTAAATGTGCCAGGCATTGTTTTATATGTTCACGCATGTTTCAAAGCCTTCAACGAAACTAAATTTCTTGAAACTTGAGATTTTTTTGGCGATGCTGTTTTTTTAACATTCTTGTTTTGATAAAACAATTTTTGCATGGCAGGAACAAACCATTTTTTTTGGTCTGGATTTTCTGCAAACATAACTGCATCAATTTGATTTAGATATTCATCAAAAGGCTCTAAATTTTTATATAGGGTTTTCCATTCTTCATAATCATTTTTATTTAGCTTGATGACCTTACCTTCATATATATAATTACTTGATTGTGATTGTGATTGTGATGGTTGGCAACGGCTCGGCAACGGCTCTTCAACAGCCGTTGAAGCTCTTTTAGCGGCAGATGCCTTTCCTGCCTCACTTTTTTGATTATATTGCCGTTCAGCTTTTTGCAGTTCTTCACTCAATCTTTTGTGATAAATTTTGTCATTTTTTTGCTCAAAAAATTGTAAAACTCTATTTAAAACTTTTGGACTACATTTACAAACTCGCCTTAATGTTGCCATATTGTTATCGACATCACCTTTTTTGCACCAATAATGATACATCAAATAATGATACGCACCAAATTCTGCTGCACTTAAATCCTGGGTGTCTTTGAGTAAATCACCTATATATACAGGCATCCATGCGTCTATTTTAGCCATGTCAAAATCTCCTTCATAATTTTCCATGTTTCAATAACTCCAAAATTGGATCTCTTAGTTGGTATACTTGACCAATTTCTAATTGATTTAATTGGTTTTCACGATCATCTTTTAATATTGTGTAAATATCTTCTTTTACCGCCTTTGTTATTTTCAATTTTTGCTGTTTCATAGTGAGTAATAATTTTAAGTTTCTTTTGCCAAGATACTGTTCTAGCCACTTGCCTGATTCATATGGTTCTGAGCCATACCAATGATGACAAGCAAAACACAAACTAATAGCATTTAAAGGGGTCCAGCGAAGCCTGAGATACCTTCTAGGTACATTATGGCTACAATGTAACCCAGTAGAGGTTTCTTCGTGTTTTACACCACATTTTACGCAATAATAACCATCTCTTACTCTTATCATTTTTGAAAAAATGTCGTCTCTTTTATCTCGTTTAACTCGCATTTTCGATACTATTTCACAAAAATTAATCGGGCTCATGGGTCATAATTTGCCAAATATCAGGGCGTATGTCTTTTGGTTGGCGTTTTGTTATATTAGATACATCTCTAACCCTGGCAATAGGAACTTGACCAGCGTTTTTCCATTTATCTACCGCACCTCTAGTAATACCTAGCTTTTTGGCAGTTTGAATAACCCCTCCACATTGGGTTAAAATGTCGTATAATGCGTTTTCTGTTTGCTCTTTCATATAATCCTCTCTTTACGTCTACTACACGCTTTACAGGCTAATCTATTTATGCTTATACTGTCAAATGGAAATTTTATTAACAACACTATGTTTTATAACTTTAGTTTATATTTATGGAGGATTTTGATGGAAACTTTAGGCATTGACGACGACAACGAGTTACAAATTGACTTAGAAAAAGATATTTTTTTGAAAACATTTAACGATTTGGTTTACGATTTTCGGTCTTTTTGTATTGCCAATAATTTAACTGACGGTGAATTACATTTAATTAAAAAAAATATTAATGAATTAGACGAAATTTACAATTTAAAAAAACAAAATCTCTAGGACCATAAAATGGCTTATATAACAACAGATGAAGTTAAGGAAATTCGCAAAGAGTTAAAAGAAACTTTTCCCAATTTAAAATTTTCTGTCAGAAAAGACCACCACAGTACTGTAAACGTGAGCATTGTAAAAGGTAATATAGATTTTACAGACGAATTTGGAATAAGGTCAACAAAACTCGCAGAAGCGTTTAATATAGCTTATGGTTATGCAAGGATTTATCCGTCAGACAAAAGTTTCAGTGCAGAGAAAAAAAAATTGTTTGATAAAATAATAGACATCATAAAAACTGCACCAGCCACAGTTGGTGGTAAAGTTTGGTATGATGACTCAGACCCTCAAGCCGAAATTTATGACACTGCTTTTTACTTTAAAGTATATGTGGGCAATTGGCCTGGTGGCAAACCTTATGAATATACAAATGTTAGCTGAATGGTATCGACATAGTGCGAGTTCTGGAAACAAATGGATTAATGGTCCAGATGTTTTTTTATGGACTTATGGATTTGGAATCCGATCAGAAACCAATGAATCATTTGCAATGGGTAATGCCTCAGAACAAGCTACTTATGAAGCCTTAATTCAAGAAATGGATGATGAGGCAGCGAGTAAACGTGCTGTTGAATTATTTGATGAAGAGATGAAGGGAGTTGTTTGTAAACAACGAGATGGCGTTGGAGAAATAACCAAAAACTTTTTGTCGGTGCTGAGACCTTTAGGAAAACCTTTAACATTTCAAGCTGACAGAAAAACAGAATTAGGATTAAAATATCCTGTTAAGACAGTTACAGATTTTGGTTATGAGGATTGTATTATAGATACGAAAGCAACATTACGTTGGCCACCTTATGGTAAGCCAAGAGCTGCACATTTACGACAACAAGCGTTGTATGAAAAGGTTTATGAAAAACCTGCAAAACTTTTATATGCTACACCAAAGAAAGTTGAGCTTATGGAAATTGACGACCAGGAATCCCACTTACAAAGTTTAATGACTGCCTTTAGAGCTATTGAAGGTTTTGAAAAATTGTATTCTACGCCTGAAGATGCTACAAAAGGAATCCCTTTTAACCCAGATAATTTTGCGTGGTCTGGGTTAGACATTGATGACGCAAAAAAGAAATGGAGCACTTAATGGAAAATGCACAAATAGAAGTACAGTATTACAACCCTTCATCAACAAAAGCACCTCATAACGTAAAAGCAACAGACGGTAAGACTTACAAGTTTTGGCCTGGCTCTTCTGCTGACAATGTTTTTAATGAACAGAGCGTAGGAAAAACTTATGTTGTTGAATATAAGGAAGAACCAGGTAAAGGTAATTATGGTCCATCTTTAATGGTTGATTCTGCAATTTTGCATGATGAAGATATACCCTATGGCAACGGTGCTAATGGCAGTGCTCAACCAAGCTATCAACCTTCTCAACCCTCAAACGACAAAATATTAAATGAAATCCATGCGTTGTATTTGAAATGCTACCAACTTGTTAACACCGAACCTGCTTTCCAAGAATTTAGTACGGAGCAAAAAGGAACTACAGCTACAACATATTTCATTAATGCTAGTAGAGCAAAACAATGATTGATGAAAAAAAAGTAGAAGAAGCCGTTGACAAATTAATAAATGGGGCAGAAAAAATAGCTGTTGCTAAAGCTGATTTAATTTATGCTGAAGAATACAAAAAAAGTATTAAAGCAATGATTATGAAGGATGGCAGGTTGGGAAATATGCCTATCTCTGCTCAAGAACGGGAAGCTGTAGCAAGTGCAGAATACAGAAAGCAATTAGAAAAAATTAGAGATTGTACTTTAAAATATGAAAAACTTAGAGCAGAAAGAGTTGGATTAGAAGCAATGATTGAGTTTTGGAGATCACGAAGTGCTAACGAAAGAGCTGTGAAGTTGTGAGAGAGAAATGCGAAGTGTGCAAAACTATGGATGGGGATGTATACGAAAACAATATTTTGTATTGTTGTGATTGTTATTGGAAGGAGGTGTTATCTGAAGAGACTTCACTTCCTTCTAAAAAATTTCGTGGCTGCTCTAACACCAAAACTAGAGGCAACGATTACACCTAAACTGTACTGATACCATTCAGGCATTTGTTCTAATACTGAAAAACCATTTAATACTACCAACTCCATGCCAGGAACAAAAGCTAGTATTAGAGGTATAGAAAATAAAATTACGAGCCACTCGTCTTTCCAAGAATTTCTTGCACCACGGATAGCTTCTAAATCCCAGTCTATTTCACCAGTAGCTTGTTTCTCCATTATCTTAGCTTTAGCTTTTGCTGTAGCTACTTTTACTTCAGTATTGGCTTTAGCTTTTTCTAATCGACCCTGTAAAAATGTACCTGCTAAATTAGCTATTGGGCCTATTAAACCACCAATCATTTAACTGCCTTTTCCTAACTGATTAAAATTTACACCCATACTAATAACGCAATGACTTTCATAACTCGAATGAAACTCTACAATTGTATATGTGCCAGTTTTTAAGTTGGCATAAATTTTAAGGGGTATAAAAACTGGTTTTTCCGCTAACCCATCTTCCGTTCTAACTTTAGTTCCTTGAACAGCTTTGTATAAAAGTATTTCTTTTTTACTTTTAATAGTATCTAAAACATCCTTTATATTTGTACAAAGAACAGGCTTGTCATTCCATTCAGCAGTGTAAGCATGAAATGGAAAAAGAAAAAATACTACAATTAATAAGTATTTCATTTTTTCTTACCAATGTTTGCAAATCCAAAATAAGCACCTACTAACCCACTAAGAGATAAATAAATAGTAACAATAATTCCTTCTGCTGGTTTTATATGATTAGGAAACGCAATGACCAATATAGTTACCATTGCCATTATAAATAAAGCGGACCAGGCCATATAACGTCTGTTTTTTTGCCATTTTTCTTTATTAGGTACTTCCATTATTCATTTCCTGTTAACATAATTTGAGAAAGCATTTCTGCCCTGCGACCAACTTGACTAGCCCATTTAGAATCCATCATTTCATCTGATGCTTCTACCCATCGTTTGTTTTTTAGTGCTTCTAAAGTATTTTTAAATTTTAACAAACCATATATGCCTAAGTTAAAACCCATAGAAATTAAAGCTCTTTGTCGGGGAGGGTCTAGCTCTCGCCACCAATCCAGTTTTTCATCTAATTGGTCCACAATCCTTTGTATATCATTTTTTAAAAGGATCATTGCTTCTTCACCTGATATTCCTACATCATCCAGGTTACGACCTACTCCAATAGTTATTTTACCAACGGTATCTTTGTATGCTTTCAACTCCATACCTTCATGGTCAATAAGTTGTTCTATAAGTGTTGAAGTAATATCAATCTGACTCATGTGATGCCTTTAATATACTTTGTGGTCTAATACCAAACTCTGCTGGTCTTTCATCTTTTTCCCATTTTTGAGATATATGATTATATTCCCAAACAATAGCGTGTTCTGTTTGCGTATGTGACCCTAATCTTTGGGTAACACACATTTTTCTATTTGGCTCTTCCATTGTCCTTTCCTAAAGCCAAAAAAGCAGTTTCGACATATCCTATAATATCATCCCATGAATCCCTGTGTTCAGGGCTTTCCACAAGACGAGATACTTTTACTAAAATCATATAAAGAATATGACGAACAATATCGTCTGGACACTCATCTAAAACTTTTACTAAATGAGCAATCCTTTTGAAGTTTTTTTGTGGATGTCCGTATACTTCACCACGTTGTCTTACAATATCATTCAAAAAACTCGAACCTGTCAATTTGGGCTATGTTAAAATGAATTTCTTTTTTTAATGTCCTTATTGTTATCCATTGATCTCCAATAATAGGCGATCCAATAATTTCATATTCCAGGTTTTCCTCACCTTGCCATATCTTGAACGTATAGGTCACTTCACCTCTACCCTCTATTTTATGCAACATTAATGATTTCTCCACGAAATTCAACAATATTATCACCTAAGACATGGATTATTTCAGGCCATAACAATTTTTTATCAACAAACGTCAGTAAAACAAACCCCGACCTCCAGGATCTGGGATTATCTTCCATGTAATTGTTAAATTGTTCTCCATATACATCTGCTAAAGTGCCTGTATCAACTCCAAATCGAGTTCCATTATAATCAGAATAGGGCTGAACCTTTAGACTATGAAGATGGCCTGTAACAATATTTTTTCCTGAGTTTACTGTGTTGTTATGACTAGCGTGAATACCACCTTTCCAACGGTGTTTTATAACGGTATTTTCGTTAAGCCACAAAGACCAACACGGTTGCCATTCAGGAAAATGATCCGACAAATGAAAACCATGTAATCTAGCATACTCAGGTGCTACATTAGCTAGTCTATTTTCAAATCTTGCGTCATGGTTTCCTAATGTCCAATATTTTGTTGCTTGTGGTGTAGCAGCTTCAATTTCTGCCAAGCGTTCTTTACAAGTTTCTATTTCATCAACTAAAGATGGTTTGTGTTCCCAACCTATAGAAGCGTGTCTGCTTATAGTTGCTCCATCTAAAAAATCACCGTTAGCAACAATAATTTTTGGTTTTAGCTTATTTGCAAAATACACAAATGCTTTATGTGCAGTTGATATTTTATGAGGCCAGTAATGAGCATCCGATCCTACTAAAACACTTCCATTTGGAACATTTTGTTCTAAACGACCATGAACATTGCTTTCTAGGTATCGTTTTTCATCAGGGCTTTTAATTTTAATTTCTAATTTTTTTTCTAATCGTGCTCGTCTTGAAAAAACATTGCGAACACTTATGTTTATTGATTTGGCGAGTCCTGTAGCTCCTAGTGCTTCAAACTCTTTAATAAATTCATTATCAGATAGTTCAGATATGGGCATATTTACCTCATTTAATTATTACCAATCTTTCCCAGGCGTATCCTGTTGTAACACTGTGGATGCTGCCAGTATTTTTATCCAGGTAAATCATATCCCAATCACCGTTGTTTTTATAATTTATGGTTAATACAGAACCATTATGTGTAATACCTTTAGAGCTATTTTCTTCTTGTGTCCAGTTATTTCCTGTTGCTGGTACACAAAACGTATGTGGTTTATGTTTAGGTGTAATTAAAAATGACCATCTTTTGTTTGTATTTGCCGTAATAACAATTAACAAACCGTCATCAACACCTTGCTCTGTAACAACTTCACCATACGTGTTGTGCAAAGTTTCTAATATTAAACTACGTTCCCCACATAAAACACCTTGCGATTTTGCTAGGTTAGGGTAAGCAGCAACTATAAGAACAGTTATCCATGCAAATATTAAAAATGCTGTTATCTTATTCATACTAACTCAAACCATCCTGCAGTTATATATTTCTCTTCGTTTGGTGACGGAACACCTCTATGTAAATGCGACCATTCACTTGGAAATATAATTGTTCTACCTTTTTTTGCTTTTATTCTTCTTTGTTGTAATGCAAATTCTGTTTCTCCACCAACATTAACATCATTTAAATAGGTAATAAACGACAACACTCTTAAACTTGTTTTTGCATCACTATTCATTCTTTCACAATGCCAAGCTTTATATGCACCATCTTTCGGATATTTTTGAATATTAAATGAGTCACTTATTCTTATATTAACAAAAGATAAAGTTGGAAAAAGTTTTTTATAATCATTTAAAAAATCATGCAAAATAGTAAGATATTTATAAATTGTTTTATCACTACAATTTGCAGAAATATTTTTATCAAAAGATTCTTTTATATCTTTAGATGGGTTTTTTTCGTTAGCAGTTACACCTTTGACTGTATGAAACATTGTATCGTGTTCAAAAAAATTAATTAAATTATCACAAATCTCTTCGTCTAAATCTGCATACCCAATAAGAGAGTTTGGTGCTTCAAGTTTTTTCATTACTCAGTTGGAAAGGTATGCGTTCCAATACTGTTGCCAGCATCTACCCATTTTAAAACTGCACGATAATGTCTGTTTTTTGTATTTAATGGTATGTGTTTTTCTTGTCCATCAATAATCGCAACAATTTTTTCGACTTTGTTACCATTTTCATTAGTAAATTCATATTTATTTGCTTGTGTTACAATCATTTATTTATCCTCACATTTCTGCGTCTGCAATTAAAGCTCCAAAAAGCCCATCATTTGCATGACCAGCCTCTACAGAAGTATCTTGCACTCGTAAATTAGATTCTTTTGAATCATCAGTAACGGCACTAGTTGTTCCGTCATTAAAATTTCTAAATACACCTGTAGCTGAACCATTTGGATAAGTATTCACAATAGTGACAGAAGGGTCTGTTCGCATTTCTATTGTTAATGGATGTGTAACAGCCCAGTCTCCTTGATCATCACCAAAAGTTACAACAGAGTAACCATTAGCAACTCCTGTGTTACCACCTTTTGCTATATCCATTCCAAGTGTGCTAAAAAAGTATCGTTGACAAATCATCCAATCTTCCGCAAAAGGTCTGCGGTGATAAGTTCCTGCCGAACTAGAAACTTCAAGCATTACATCTGTTAGATATAAAACATCAGCAACATCATTTGTTTCGGTTTGCGACCAGATAAACACAGCAATATTATTTGTTGATGAGGTATCAACAGAAATATTTTCAATTTTGTAAGTTGCCCAACTTGTAGTTAAAGATAGACTTGCTGGTGTATTTTCGTAGGTTAAATTTGATGCTAACGTAGGATTAGTAGACGCATTTTCCCAGGCACTAACAACATCAGATGTAACTGAATCTGCGGTTGATGACCAACTAATTACTGCTGCTCTTACATCAGCCAATCTTGTATTGGAAACTTTTGCTTTAAATTGTAAAGATACTGTACCTCCTATAGCTGCGGCAGAATCTCTTGCTTCTAAAAATTGGACAATCCCAAACTTTTTGTCGTCAGTTTCAACATCTAATTTCATAGAGTTGTAGGAACCTGTTGGGCTCTCAGTGTCCCTGCTTACATCAACTATATCATTACCATCAGATACTAAATTCCATCTATCCAAAGTATAACTGTCATCATTATTATTATAGGTTGAGGCAGAAGTGATTGCTGCTCCACCACCTCTTTGATTAACCATCATCGAGCCGTTGTGCAATAAATTTACATTATTACCACCCCCTCCAATACCAGCAACTAAATTAGCTTTGGTTATTTTTTTCAAATTTGCAGAATCATTTGTATCTGAAATTAAAAGTAGATCATCATCGGCTACACTTGTTAAAGCACTAAATCCTGTTATTGCTGTATTATCAAGGTGTTCTTCACTTATTGCATCGTCTGCAATTTTTGCTGAAGTAATAGCATCGGCTGCAATTTTTGCAGTTGTGACTTGCAAATCAGCAATATGTGCTGTGTCAATTGACCCATCGGTGTAATGTTCTGAATTGATGGCATCGTCTGCAATCTTAGCCCCAGTAATTGCATCGGCTGCTAGTTGGTCTGAACCTACAGCATTATCAGCTATCATAGCTTGTTCTACTGCATCATTAGCAATCGTTAAAGCACCAGCATCACTTGCTGTAGCATCTCCTGACATAGCAGAATAAATATATTTTTTTACTCTTGTTAGTGTTGATTTTCTTTCTGTTCCATTTGCACCATCATCAACAATTATTAAATCATCATCAATTAAATCTGCACTAATATCTGTACCACCATCAATGTCTAATGCACTTAAAGATACTTTGTTTGCAGTAGATATAGTTCCAAGTTTAGTATCGGCTATGGAGTTGACTGATATAGTAATGTTTCCAGAACTAGTTACTGGTGTTGATCCTATAGTAAACTCCGAATCGCCACCATCAGTTAATCCAACAGAGGTTACTGTTCCAGTATTTGAAGGCGTAACTTTTGTGAATGTTATTGTATCAGAACCTAATGAAGCAGTATTATTCGTAGTACATAACCATATGGTGTTATCGTTAGTGCTACCTTGATTGACGACAACAAGTTGTCCTGAGATTTCATCAATAGCATCATACTCTGTTGAACGTGAAGCAGCCCCACTACTTACAACTGTATAGATACCATTTTCTGAACCAGTAGATTGATCTTTTAACAAGACCGCATCACCTGTAGCTAGTGTTACACCATCCAGGGTGTCTCCATTTTCTAAACCATTTGATAAATTAACATTTGCAGTTGATGCAGCTTCGACCACTATTCGTGTTCGTAATCCAGCGATTGCATTGTTCATATCTGTTGTAGAGGCTTTTGCGTCTAGCTGTGTTTGAATAGATGAACTGACACCATCAAGGTGAGCTAATTCTGTACTTGTAACGGCAGAAACAGAAACATCACCAGAGCCATCACTCACTAAAGCTCTCGATGCGGTAAGATTTTCCATTTTAGAAAACTCAATCGCAGCACCTGCGTTTACATCGGCATTAATAATTACCCCACTACCTATAGCTGTAGTACCTGAAGAGTTTATGGTTACGTCACCTGAGACGGCTGTAGGATTAAAATTTGTTCCATCTGCAATCAACAAATGTCCTGAAGTGTTTGTACCCATAAATAGGTCATCACCTGAAACTGTAAGATCACCTGAGAGAGTTACGTTACCATTGGATGCTATGGTGATTGCTTCAGGGGTTGTACTATTTCCTATAGTACCACCATCTTTAATTTTTATATCATCTGCTACAGTAAGTAATCCAGCACTACTCAATGACATTTTTTCTGTTGCAGTTTCAGATGCACCAGTTTTAAAACTTAATTTAGTTGCGTTGTTATCGGCTGCAAAGTCACCTTCTGATATTGCAGCAATTCCAGCCGCTACTAAACGTGAGTCTGTTCCTGTGCCTTCGTCTGGTGCTTGGAAATCTATTTGTCCAATAACATCATCGGCTGCTATATCTGTTTCTCCACTTTGTAGGGTAACAATAACAGGGTTATTATCCGATGTTCCTGTGTGTTTGATTTGCAAACCTTCATTATGCACATGGGTAACTTTTACATCCTGGTCATCACCAAAACTTAATACTGCACCATCGGAATCTAATGTAAGATCGTCTGCTACGGTGACGTCACCGCCAGAAGTAATATTTCCAGCAACAGCTACAGTCGAATTAGCAACAGTTGAATTTGGAGTAACAGTTAAATGTGTTACATAACTACCAGCACTTGCTATATCGTTACCTAGTGTAAGCGTTCCGCCATCTGCAATATTTAACTTCCATTCGTCTCCTGCGTCATCACCCTGGTCGGCCTTTAAAACAATACCTAGTGCAGCACCTTCTACGTTAGCTGCTATTTCTAAACTATCATTAGTTGTCTCGTCATACTGAATAGTAACGTCTTGGTCTGAACCTAACTGAATTTTTTTGTCATCAGCAATATAAACGTCACCCATTTCTGCGGAAGCTGTACCTATATCTGCACCTCCACTAGCATCAGGAACTATACGTGTATCAACGGTTAAAATATCTATAGATTGTGTACCTGCATGAAACTCAGCAAGGTCAACCATTAATTCTCTTATGGCATTGTTAATTCCTGCAGGAGAACAACCCTCACTAATATCAACACTCTGTATATCAGAGTTAGATGAATTAGTAGTTGAATATTGTGATATTGTATTTTTAGCCATTAATTATCTCCAATTAACTTAGACGTTTCTTCGCCTAAAAATTTACCACTTTCTAGTGGAAGTAATGTTTTAGATAATGTGTTAAATACACCTGGTATTGGCATTTTTTCATTTAACATATCATATAATAATTGTTGTTGTTTTTTTTGAGCACCTTGTAAAACACCAGCTCTAACAGGAAGAGTAGATTGTCTAGCTAAACCCATTGCTATAGCTGTTAACGGACCCGCCCCCATACCATACACTCCGTATTGTGCTCCTGTACCTGCAACATTCATCATAGTTCTTGCCATGCGTTTTATATCTGTTACTGGTTTTTTACTAAAAATTCGTGTAACAAGATTAGGGTTTGCTAATTGTTTTACATTTCGCATTTGTGCTGGACTTAAATCTTCAAATCTCCAACTTTCATTTTTCAATAGTTTTTGTAACTCAGCAGCAAATTTTTTAGGATTACCTTTTGTACGGTCTATTAAATCTTCTACTAATTGAACTGTATTAGCTTTTTTCCATGCTTTGTCTGCAACTTGGGATGCTTTTTTGAAACCAGATTCAGGATTCAAATCGTCAACTGCTTTTACTAATTGTGTTTCAAGTTTTTTAGCTGCTTCTCCTTCAGCACCTAAATCTTTTTTAGCATTTTTTGTTCTATTGAAAACAGCATTTAATTTTTTTTCGTCTATAGCATCTTTACCTTTAGACGCATTTTTGAGATCGCCCAATATTGCTTTAGTTTTAGGAGCTGTAAGAGGATCTATTTTTAAAATTTTTTCTATTTCATCTAATTTATTTTTAAATACAATATCTTTTTCTATTACACCGTCAGCTCTTTTTCTGGTTGGTTTTTTTACGTTAAGAGGTATACTTTCTCTTGCTTCATATAACCCTTTGCCTTTTTCAAACAGTTCTTTTGATGTAGTTGGTTTTTTTCTAAATAAATTAGTAATTGGTTTTGCTGCAACACCAAGCAACCCTGTAGCTAACGGTGCAAGTGTTCCAAATGGTGCATAAGTTGCTGCTTTTTTTAGTCTTGGAACAAAACCGCCTTCTCCTGCACCAAACCCTGCGACACCTGCAATAGTTGTTCCAGTAGCCATAGCACCTGGTAATGTGGCTATAGGTGTTTTGCCTCTTGTAGCTAGAAATGGTAACATCGAACCACCTATTTGTGCTGCTGTTGAAACTCCTGGCTGTTCTTTTTCAAAAGTTTTCATTTCAGTACGAACATCTTTTAAAGATTTTTCATAAGGTTCGTTTTCAACAAAACTCCTTACACCTGCAACTATCTCATCACCAAACTGTAAAGTTGTTCCTGTTAAAACTTGTTTCCCAATCTCGTATTTGTTTTCGTTTACAAACTTAGCCCATTTTTTTAAATCAGATTTTGGCGGAAGATAAGGTAGTCCAAACTTAATAAACCGTTCTGCAATATTATCTATTTGTGCTTCGTCTAGTTTATCATCTTCCATCTCTTTAAATGGGTCAGAATCTTTAGTTTCTTGGCTTAATTCGTTATCCAATTCTTTAAATGGGTCTAATTCTTCAGCCATAATTAACTTCCAAACTCTTGTTTAAAAATATTAGGCCCAAACTTTTCTATAAATTTATTTATTTTTTCTTGTTTTTTTTCTGGATCTGTTTCTGTGTTAATAAAAGTTTTAAATTTTTCTTTTCTTTCTTCTGGTTGGGCTTCCCACAATTTTTCTTTTTTAGCTAATTCTTCATCCAAATCATCATCCTCATTAAGAGAAATTTTACGAATCTCTTCATTATAAGCATTAATAGCAGCAGGGTATCTGGATGGTTCTGTTGGCGTTTTATTAGGGCTAAGATCCAAAGGTTTTATCCTTTCATAACCATCACTATCATAGTCTCTGTGTATTTGATTTTTTAAATCAACAAGATTATTGTAAAGGTCGTTTAAATTTGGTATTAGGCTTCGTATTTTTTGTGTTGTTTCAAGAGTACCTAAAACACTTTGTAACAACTTTAACTCTATATTACTTACATTACCTAAAGCACCGCCAGTTTTACTTTGGCTTCTCATTTGTTGCAATTTGTTAAATCCAATATTTGCTCTTACTACATCTAAAACAGCTTCTAAATCTTTTGCTGGTGTTCCACCTATGTATTTCATAACTTGTTGCCTAACACCACCTACTAACTTTATGTCTCGTGCAATAATATCAAATGCTTTGTTTAAATTTCTTAAAGCTATATCGTATGCCTGTTGTGAGCTTTCAACAAATCTTACAGCACGAGGTTTATCAATTTCTTTCTGTGCTTTATTTTTTTCTAGCATTTCTGCTTGAAAGTCTTTTCCAAATCTTCTTATAATATTGCCTTGCTGATCGAATTGGACAAATTCTCCGCCTAAATCTTGAGTTCTTGGGCTGTAACTGATGTTAGACCTAAATAAATCATAGTCAGCTTGTGCTTTTTTTATTAATTCAGGATCACCATTTTTTTTAGCATCTTCTAATGCCTTTTCAAATTCTTTTAGTTTCATCATTTCTTGAATACTTGCTGCAGGTCTGCCTCCAGTACCAGCTCTAGCTGCTATAGTAGCCTGTGCAGCATCCCTATCAGCGATACCTTTTAATGCACCAGCTAAACCTCTTAAATTAGGGTTAGTTGTAGTACTTAAAGCTCCAGCTAATGCTGCGGTTGCAGTAGGACTTCCTAAAGCTCCAAGCAAACCTTGTCCTTGTGGACCTCTTGCCATATCCATACCTTTTTGCAACAAAGACATTTGTTTGTTACCTGCTTGGTCTACAGGCAAAAGTGAAGATGGTCTAAAAGCACTTGTTCTCGCAAACCCACCTGGATTAGCAAATTGATTAGCAGGTGTTGTTAAAGGGGCAGGAGGCATACGCAATCTTCTATAAAATGATTGTACCATTAGAATAACCCTCCTAAACCACCAGCAAGTCCACCTAAGACTGGTGCAATAGATGAACCTGGTAATAACCGTTGTCCAAGATTAGCTCCACTAAGACCACCAAAGATTAAATCACTTATTGGTGTTTTGGGTACTTCTTGCCGTGTTTGTCCAAATGTACCACCCCTGATTGCAGACAAATAATCTGCAAGTTTTTGTGATGGTATTTGTTGTTGAAACTCAAACCTGCGTATTTGATCTTGAAGTTCTGCAGCTTGTTGTGCTTCTCTTGCTGCACCAACTTGACCAAGCCTTGCTAAATCTGCAAAGTCTAAATCAGCCATAGCAGGTGCTTGGGCTGCTGCTTGTTGTTGCCTTGCTCTTTCTGCTCCGTATTGATTAAAAGCAATGTTACCTGCAAGGTCTGCTAAGTTACGAGATAAAATATCTGTTTCTGCGCCTGAACCTAATCGACCAGCTCTGCTCATTTGACTTAATACTCTATCTTCTACAGCACGAGCTGCAGGGTCAAAGACCGCATTAAAAAAAGGATTAGGACCAAGAAAGTCTCCAGCTAAAACTGAGCTTGTGTAATCTTGTGCTTGTTGCGTTAACGGAGAACCAGCTAATGCACGTTCTCTTTGTGCTGATAATGCTAATTGTGTTTCAGGAGATTGTGCAACAACAGTTGATGCTGGAAAAAACTCTGTTGGTGTTTCAAATACATTTAGTGCTTCGTCTAGTCCACGTTTAAAAAACGGCTCTGCAAATGCAGGTACATTAGTTGTGGTGTTAACTGTGCGTGTTCCGCCCTTACTCATCTTTTATCTCCTTAGACAATAATACGGCTTTGTGTTTATAATTTTTCAATTTTTTTATCCATCCTTTACGACCTATAATTTCTACTTTTTTACAGCCGTAATTTTCTTTACCCCATTTAGCAATAAATGGTTCGGCAGCTAATAATTCATCCATGTTACCAGCAGCTAACCAAAACCGAATACTTCTACCAGCAGGGTATGATACTATTTCCGTTACGATAACACTATTTGGCAAAGGCCAGAGTTGTGCTCGTTTTTTTTCAATAGCACTTAATACATCTTCAGGCGTATGCGAGTTGTCTGCATATTCCAAAGCATCTTTTATTAAATGCCGTCTTTTTTTAAATTCATCCAATAATTGCATATTTGAAGGTTCTATCTGTTTGTCCATTGTTCGCATGAGTTAGTGTAAATGCTTGTTTTGTTCTGGCACTTACATAAATAGTCCCAGCTCCTACTTCTGCACTTGCATTAGCAGTTGTTGGCATTAATACAATCACACTTTCTGGTCCAGCCCTTAGATCCGTTACAGCCGTACTTGCTGCACTAGCTGTCAATGTTACAGATCCTTTATTATTAGTATTTCCATCTAAAATGTTATTGACAACTTCAGAAATATCACGATTGCTTGGGTCTCTGGATAATCTTCTAAAGTTAAAATCAGTCATCTTAATCCACGTTCTTGTATAGTTATATCAAATCCTTGAGCTATATCAAAATCATTTATTGTAAATTTTAATTTATGAAAACGACCACTAGAACGTACTGGTATAAAATTATCTGCAGTAACAGATGTAGCACTAGAATACTCTGCACTATCTAAATGTCTATTACGTGATTGTATAGACGCTGTTACTGTTGGTGTTGTACCTTCATTAAAAAAATCTACATACGGTTGTACTTGCGTAACTAAGGAACTTTTACCTGGAGATACTTCTAATTCTTGTGTTTCAATAGTGGCTTCTAAACGAGAAGCATTAAAGATTCCTATTTTTTGATCTTTTCCTGCAGCTAGTAAGTATTCACCACCGACAAACAATGAGTCATCTAAAGAACCAGGTAAGTCCTCTATAGAACTCGATATGTTAGCTAACTGTTCTAATGTGTAACCTGGAGATATAATTGTTCCTAATCGTTCTGTTTCAAGGTCTGCAAAAGACCATTTATCTAACACGTAGTTGTAAAATAATAATCTGTCAGGCGTTCCATCTTGAGATGAACCTGTAGGATAACTCCAAACAATTAACTGATTTGATGGATCAGCTTGAGCAGAAATACGATACTCGGCATTTCTTGCAAAGTTATCAAAGAAAAATTTATTGACTCGCTCATTACCTATTGGTGTTGATCTGTTTCCATCGAAAACATAAAAGCCATCTTGCGAAAGATAATACGATACTGGACCTACGTTAGCAATAGAACCAGAGTAAGGACAACCACGAGATGTTTCCACTTTATCAAACTGAAAAATTAATGGAGAACCAACATAGCTCATTCTAACTATGCCTCGCTCTAAAAATACTGAACCAATCTCTCCACCAACAATCCCTGTGATATTTCCTAAATCCGCAATGTCTTGAATATCACTTTGGCTCGTACCGATTGTCCAACCAGTAGGGTCATCAAGTGCACTCCAATATAACCGAGAAGGATGTACATTACTTGAATATTTTACATTTGCACAAACAACTTGATCTTTTACAACAGCAATATATTCCGCAGCAGGGCTACCACTTATATCTGCAAACAAACTAGATGTTCCTATGACATAGCTTTGCAAAATGTCATCGTGGCCGTGTGATGCTATTACTCGATCACCAAATTGAATAAAATTCCAAATATCTTCTGTTCCTAAACTATAGTTTCCACTTTTAGAAACATTATCTAAACCAGAATCACTTGCGTCAAACTTATAAAGTTTTGTAGCATCACCAGCAAAAAAGTTTATTGAATCATCTGAACCCTTTGCCGTTCCAATCCCTCGTATCCATGCATCTGCAGCACCGCTTAATGCTCCGAAGCCACGAAAGGCTTTGTACCCTGTTGCAGCAGGTATACAATTTTTTGCAACCGTTACACCTGGATTATTAAAATCAGGTTGGTCTGGAGTCCACGGGCCAAACGGAATCATACTACCACCAATGCTTGTTGCACTAACACCCCTGAACCATATTTAGCACCTTCTTCAGATGTATTAATTTTTTCTATAATTTGTGTTGCAAGTGCATCATAAAATTGACTTCGTGCCTCATCCAACAAATAACGGTAAGCTGCTGCTAAACACCCATATAAGTAAGCATCGGGATACCGTGTTAAAACAGTATTAGTAGTTGTGGAATCTGATAAAGAATCCATACCTGTACCCATTGTAATTCTAACGGTATAGGTTGTGTCAGGTATAGGTCTTAAAATAAGTTGTTCGCCAATAATAGTAAAATGTGTTGGTCTACCTTGACCTGTGTCAAAATTAGCAAATAAATCTTGCGGTGTATTAGACGTTAAAACGGATGGTGTTCCTGTGGTTATTCTAACTAAACGTACTCTTCTTAAATCTGTAGGCAAACTTACAAACTCATCACCTGTGGTCACGTTAGTTGAAGATTCTTGACTACGAGTTTTCAATTCACGACCTAATCGTGCCTCTGCTAAATCTATGAAGTCATCCATTTGATCTGTAAGGTCTGTCCTAGCCAAATTATTAGCTATAGCAGTTTTCAAATCAGAATACGTTGATAATGCCATTACAGTTTCCCACCTGTGGTTCTAAATGCTTTATGGTCTGGGTCATTTAACCATTTCATCCATGCTTTTTTGTTATGTTTGACTGGACCAAATTTTTCTAATAGTTGGTAATAAATTGCTGTAGGTATGTTTGCGATAGGTTGAATGTGCTTTTGTGTATTACCCATCATTGAACCTGGTCGCCACATTGCTTCTTCTTGTCGGTTATATTGCAACAAACTTGTTGTGTCTGTTTCTGTTACAATACCTAAACCG